CATGTAATGATGGATTTCTACTGCTGCTACTGGGTTAGGATGATTATGTACCTCCCCATGAAAGTCATCAGTCATCTTTGTGTCGTCAGTTCTCCCATCATTTAATAATTCTTGATAGAGTTCATGACAGTAGTCTGGATTAACAAATCCATTTACAATCAAAAAACCTCTCTTTAATAGATCTCTGTTAATCATTTAATTCCCATTGATTTTCTAGCATAACAAAATAGTATGGACTGTTATGGATAACATAATGTAAAAAGATCTGGTGGTGATAATCTTTTGAGTCACCTTGCATAGGTTCTCTCCAATGTTCAGCGTCCATCCCATTGTATATAACAGCATCACCATTGTGCATTTTTATGGGTGTGCCTTCAACATAAAAATCCCATGCAGATTCTAATGTTGTTTCTATTTGTAGAGTTACACTAACTTCACATCCTTCCCAATCAGTATGAGGAACTAACTCTTGTCCTGTGTAATAAACTCTATCAAAATAATACGTTGGTATTAGTTTTGTTTCCAAAATGTTTTCTAATACATTTCGTAGTTCTCTATGTAGTTGTTTATAGAATGGATGATTAGTCCTTGAGTATGCACCATTAACTTGTCTCTCATCTTTGAAGATCTTAGGTTCAGTAGGATTTTTATAATCATACTCCTCGTGTCCTTCAACATATAATTGAGGTAAGTTTTTTAGTAGTGATGGATTCGCTAAGTTCCTGACTACAGCATATTTATTTTTAAAATAGAAATCTTTTAGATTCATATTAAATCAAATGCCATTGTGTATCTGTCATATCTATTGTTAGATACTGGTGCTGTGTGTAATAGGTCGGACGGAAATATCAATAGACTATTAATTTCAGTCTCAACAAATGAGTCTTGAAACTGAGTTCCACAATTATGTGGGGTCATATAATATACAGCAGATAACTTTGCAGGTGTATGAGTATGCCAACACTCGTGTTGCTTGTCTCCATCAGTCCAGTTAATCCATGCTTTATCTATTGTTAGATCTTCCTTTAGATACGTCTTAACATTATACAACATAGTCTTAAATATGTCATCATATCTTGGATTTAGATGTAAGTCTGAGAATGTTTGTTTGCCAGGATATGCTCCCTTACCAAAATGTTCTGACAATTGTTTCCCTGTAAGTAGAAGTGATTGACAGTCATTGATTGATTCTTCTCTTCTAGTATCAGTTAATATCTCTGGTATGTAATGAACTGTATTCATGTGAAGTAATTTAGATTGATTATGACTCTGACATTCTCATCAGTACAATTCCTTCCTGTGTGTAACATACTTGAATTGAATATAACAACTCTGTTTTCAACTGAGTCTATGATAGTTCCATCCTCGAACTCTGTGTAACCATTATTGTCATTTACATAATATATTGCTGTGTGACATTCATTCCACTTGACATCCCTATGAAACTTACCTAGTTCTGTATTAACTGATCTAGGATTCATGTTTGCTTTTACTCTAACTAATAACTGTGCGTTAAGTTTTTGAAATAGAGGATTTAATATGTGTATGTGTTCACTATTATTTCCATTTGGTTGTTTATAAAATGTATGAGTGAATTGATACTTACCACTATTTTCATTTTCATCATCAACAAATGAATTATAGAACCATGGAAATTCTGGACTTAACATTTTATTTTTAATCTTTAGAAAATCCTCATGTTCTAAAAAGTTATCATAGTACATCATAATTCTATTGCTAGTAGTAGAGGATCGTATTCAGTTGCATTATGATCCCAAAAGTAATCCATACCTTGCTCTGTTATGAGATCGAATGCTAATGTATATCTTGAGTCCTCTTGTAATGTATCTGAAGCATGAGGTATAGAAGATGGAAATAAAATCATCTTACCTTTTTGATTATCTATCTTTACCCAACCAATGTAAGGTATATCATAATCTGTAGTTGTATTATTTTTAGTTAAACATAGGTTACCACTAAGATATGAATTCTCATGCAATGCGTGTAAATGTCTGTCTAACTTCATACCTCTCTTCTGAGGATATATCCAACCTCTGATCCAAACCTTTTCTACAGGGATCTTTAAATTTGTGCAGAAATTTTTGTAGCATTCTTTGATAGTGTCATTCAATTCTCGAATACAAGGATAATCCCACTTGAATACATTGTAGTGTTCCCATAAATCATTATCAAACAATCCATCTAGTTCTTGATGTAGAGTGACACCCATGACATCATCAATTAATGAGTGGGGTATATGATCTTCCCACATTTTAATTGAAAACTGAGGAGCAAAATAATTATTAGACTGTGATAGTTCCCAAGATAATTGTTCAGACATTTAATCTCGTTCCATAGTTAGGGTTTACTTCTAAGATGTTAGATTTGAGTTGCTCAGAATAAGGACAACTCGTTTGACATATCCTACAAATACCATCAAGGTCTTTGAATGCTGCAGGTGTATCTACAAAGTTAGCACAATCTTCCCAATCTACCAACTCAAAATCCATTTTACAATTCATAGGACAGTTGGTAACACAAGGAGCAGGACAACCAATACAATTTTCATAATGAGGACTTCCATCAACTATAGTCGTCTCTTCAAATTCACAATTAGTTAGGATTAATTCAATTTTATAATTGAGTCCAAACTTCTCATGAAATACGAGAGAGTTCTTTGCTAATGTTGCTGAACCAGATCGTATTGCAAATTGCTTACGATTCAGTACATAATCATCATAACCAAAACTATAACCATTCATACCCCATCTATAATTTAAGTATAAGAGTATCTTAGGTAGGAAATCATTTTTATAATGATAATCATATGCGACTCTACTAAAAACATTCCATACAATAACAGACTTACAATTCTCATGTATAGAGAAATCTCTACCATGAGAGTCAGGCATTGATGTATTGAAATGATCTTGAGTTCTTTGTCTTACTAAGTCAGGTGGTGGTGTAGTAACTGACAAGTCATATAATAGAGGAGCATCTTCTATTACATGATCAATAGCAACTCTAATATCATTGAGATTCATAACTGAACCCAATGATCTTTTTTATTATTAAATACGTCTTCATTATATACTACCTCTGTGATTATATCAAATGCTAGTGTTACACGTTGCTCTGATCCCTCGTATGGATCAGTAAAATGTTCTAACCAATTTGGAAATAGTGTCACTTTACCTAGTTCATTCTGTGATGAATATAGTTTTTTACAGTATGGTATTTCGTAATGAGTACTTGTATCATAACTATCTAAACATATATGCCCTCCAAGATATGTGTAGGGACTATCCCAATGATGATGTTGTTTTATTGCTTGACCTTTCCTTAATACGTTCGCCCAACATTGAACATAAATTCTATCTTCCCAATCATATCCCAACTCGGTAATCATATTATCATGTGATGATCTAATGAGTTCTTTTAGGAAGTGTGCTTCACCCCACTTCAATACATTGTAGCAATTAGATCGAGATGTTAAACTATTCTCACCCAATCCTGTATTCCAATCATGTGTATATGGATTACCTTCTATGATTTCTTTTTCTTTTGATAATATAATTGATTTCAAATCACCAATATCTACAAAGTTTTCATACACCCAATAATCAAATACTGGTGCAAATTTAGTCTTTGGTGGATCGCTTTCAAATTGAATTAGTTTCATGCCATTGATATAAATTGACTCATAGCATACCTACCCGTTCCTTCTACGGGTGTCACTTCATGCCATAAGATCGATGGAAATATTACAAGTGAATTATTTAGGCAAGGTATGTGAAGTCGTGATTCTACAATTAAATCTCCACCAGTAAATGTTTTAGGTATGTCATGGAAGTATGAGATAGCAGTTATAGTTGTTGAGTCTATATGTTGTTTGTAATGATTACCTTGATTGAAATAATGTATCTTAGTATTATCTTCAGATGATTCTGGAATGTATCTAAAAAATGTATGCAGTCCTTCTAATAGAGTTACAACTTCTGTTGAAAATAATTTTCTATTTACTCTCAATATATTTGACTCATCCCTTCTCTTATCATAGAAACTATCTAAGTGTAGTCCTTTACCATCTTTTAATTGAACACCATCCCTAATAGCAGTACCAGGACCATATGGTTCACCTGGTTTCTTAAATATATTATCATCTTTAAAGTAATGTAGTTCTTTCATAATCAATTCAAGTTCTTCCTTATCATAGAAGTCTTGAATAAAAACTACTGGTAGATTAGATACTAAGTTAAAAATAATGTTTTGCACCTTGTATATCCCTCACGTTTTTCAGACGAAACATAACTCCTTTTTGGATATGTTTTGTGGCAGGTTTTAATTGAAACTCATGTGAACATCCATGAACCTCCCAACAATAGATGTATAAAGTTCCTGTGATTAATGACACTACAGCAATAAACTCTCCATCAGAGGATACCTCTTCATCCTCTATCTCTCGCACCTCTGCGTATTCAATATCAGCATGAAATTCATTCTTTAATATATCTTTGATACCATCACAAAGTTTTTCCCAATGCAGAATTCCTGTGTATGGAATACTAACATACTCTGGAAAGATATATGATTCTCTTGGGTCTAAGATTCGGGTCATCAAAAATAATTAAAGTTGATGTTTGCTCTGAATTGAGTATCAGTACAAGTTGTGCTATGGTGTGGTATCTGAGGATTAAACAGTAGCATTCTATTTGCTACCGATTCAATTTTATCATCACCAATTACAGTAAATCCATTGTTGGTATTTAAGTATAGTATAGCAGCTTTATGATCAAACGTATAGTCAATATGATCTGTATGATGTACTATGGTGTCCGTTCTTGGATATAAATTTGCTTTGATTCTTACAAATGCTTTTGCTTCCAGATAATTTTTTAATGCTTGACCCCACTTCATATGGTCACTACAAACAGTATCGTTATTATAAAACAAATGGGTGAAGTAACAATTGTCTTCCTTACCCATGCCAGATATATTAGTCTCCAAATACCAAGGTAAACTCTGAGAGTCACAACCTGATTTTCTGATTATCGAAAATAATTCGACATCCAAAGCATTATCAATAATTTTCATAAGTTGGTGAACTCTTTGTTGAGTGGTAATGATTCATCTACACCATACCATGAGGATATAGTATAGCGATCTCCTTTGAGTATGTTAGATACAGCGTGTCTAAACTCACATCCATCAAAATATACTGTCCTACCCATCATAGGTTGAACATCAACACCACCAATGACAGTATTACCACCAAGATAATCATCATTTAGATATGTAATAGATGCACCTGTAGTTGTCGTCCTAGTCACATCATAATGATATCCCTTTGCAGCTCCGCAAGGATACTTGACTATCTCCACATTTTGCAGTATCCCAAATTTGGGATCATGATCTACGAATGATTTAATATTCTTTGTAAGTTCTACCAACTTATGATAAGCATCAGGTAGTTCTTTACTGCCCATGCCACCAGCATCCATACTCAAGACTCTGGTTTCATCCCAGACATATGTCTTAAGTATATTTGAGTTGAAGAACTCTATGAGTTCCTTTGATAACTCAGGTGTTATGTCTATTTGAGAGACGTAAATCATCCGTAGGTGTGTATGTTGTAGTGCTTACGAACTGGTTTGATCTTTGGTTTAGGTTTCACCTTGACCGTTTTATATATTCGCAGTAATAGTTCTGTTTTCATACGAAAGGAAATCCACAATTCCATGTGACTAGAGAGTATCTAACACCCCTAGTTACTGGGTTTACTTTATGATATACAAAAGAAGGAAATACGACTAGAGATCCTTGCATATCTAATTCCTCACAAACTGTGAGTTTATCTTTATGATGATGGAATTCTAGCGTACCTC